CCGGCTCGATGCCATCGGTCGGCCCCCCGTCGTTCCACTGCCACAGCGACCGCAGGTATCGCTTGTCCGTGCTGCTCAGCTTCTCGAACGCGAAGTTCCACGCACCGCCTTGGGCCGCGATCCCGCTCGCGTTCATCCGCGGCATGTAGGCACCTTGCACCGGGCGCGTGCCGCCACGGTTGCTGGTCCAGCTATCGGTTACGTCTCCACGATACCACGTTGACATGACACCATCGGTCGCGCTTGCCTCATCGAATGGAAGCCCAAGACCAACGAAGTCCAGCAAGAGCCTCGGATACCCCGGCGTGCTCGAAGGCTTGTAGAACCGAAGCACTGCCTTCCAGTGCCGAACGTCTGTATCAACATTGGCGACCTCGTGAGCAGTGATCTGGTGCAGCTCCCACTCATAGCCAGAATCGTCGGTGTAGGTGAGCGTGGAGAAGCTCTCCTCGGTGCTGGTCGTCAACTCATTGTCGTCTGAGTCGCAGCCGATCATCTGAAGCGAGACGAGAGGAATGCTGTTGTCGTTGTAGACGTTGACCGAGCGAGCGATCACGCAGGCGTAGAAGTACAGCTCGTCCGTGCTGACTTCGAGGGGCCCGGCCCCGACGCCATAAGGCGTCCAGCCCGACGTGATCTTGTAGTTGCTCCCGGTGCCGCCGACTGGGCAGTTGTCGAGACTGAATGCAACAGATGAACCCGCACCGTAGGGGTACCCGCTGCCGTCTGCGGCGACCATGCTGGGGGATGCTGCCCGCGTCGAGCGCTGGTTCGCCGCGAAGCCGCCGACTGTCCAGAACTCCTCAAGGTTGGTGAGGTTGGCATCCGGGAGAGGAATGCCGCGGAGGACTCGTAGAGAGGTTGCCATGGCTAAATGTCCCCCACTTCGGCGCGGTCGTGAAGCTGATCGACCAGCTCGTCAACGAATCGGTCGAGGTCGCCATAGACGGTGGTGCCGTTGTGCACGATGGTCACATTGATCGTGAGGTTCTGGACCGTGGTGCCGGTGGTGCGTGACATGATGCTCCGGGATCCAGCCGGCTCCACCTCGGTCGAGCCCCCGAGCCCCGCGCCGGCTGCTGCGGCGCCCTCACCCCCGGTTCCGACCGTCGTCACGGCGCCGGCGGCGAGCCCGAAGGCGGTCGAGATGGCCGCATACTTCGCCGCTGCAAGGAGTTGCGTTGCTGCCGCGGCGGGGTTGGTAAATGCGTTGTAGAGCGCGTTGGCGCCGGCCATGAGGGCCATTGCCCCAGCCTCTTGGGCCTTGCCCTCGAGGAAGGCGGACGTGGCTCCACGGATCCCCTCGAGCGCGACGTTGGCCACGTCCCGAGCCACCAGCTTCTGCCCGGCCCCCCACTTCTTGCCGAGCGAGAGGGTGCCAGAGTAGAAGGCGCTCCACGCGGCCTGAGCCTCATTGCTCCCGAGGACGTGCTCGCTCCAGGCGGTGAGTGCCTGCTCGCCCATGGTGCCATGGTGCTCGGCCATCTTGGCTTCGGCGTCGCTGAGCTCCTCCTCGGAGAACCCCATGATCTTCTCGAATGCGTCACGATCCTCGAGGTCCTCGGTCCTGAACCCCGGGGGCCCTGCCACCCCGCCCATCTCGGCCGCCATGCCGGCGAACCGCGCGCGCTCGGCTGCGGCTGAATCGACCTCGGAGAGATACTGCCGGCGCCGTTCGGCCTCTCCGGCCATGCCGATCTCTGTCTCTCCGATCGGCCCGAGCCCACCCAGCGGCCCGTATGGCAGCTCACCGGGGCCAGCCTGTTGCCAGGCGCCGCGCGAGCGGAGGTAGTAGCGCCGGCGTGCTTCGAGCGCCATGGTCTCTATCGCGCCCCGCTCTCGCTCCGGCTGATCTCCGCCCGCTGTAACGCCAAGCATGCCGGCGACGCCCACGCTGGCGAGTGCAGGGCCCCCGCCAAGCCCGACCAAGGCACGCTGCCACAAGGGGAGCCCTGCAAATGACTGATAGCCCGCCTGTGCCCCTCCCACTGCCCCGCCGGCGGGCTTGCCAACGGTCCCGGCGATCGACACCAGCGCATCTGCCGACCGGCCCAACTCGACCACAGCGAGCATCATGTAGTCGCCGATCGTCTCCCCGACGGTCTGCCCGAGCTGCTGGCCCTTGCCGCTGGCAAACAGCTCATCCACAACCGCGAGCGTCTCGGTCAGGACGGAGTTGACGGCCTGGAATGGCCCGGCGTCCCCAACGATCAGCTTGAACCGCTCCCACGAATCCTGAAGGTTGCTGATCCGCCCTTCCATCGTCTCGGCCAGGGCATCCATCCCGCCGCCGAACTTCTTCTCGAACAGCGAGATCACCGCGTCCCCGATTTCCTCAAGATCGGCTTGCGTGCTGCGGGAAACCTCATGCCCCATCTCGGCGGCCAGGTCGGCGGTGACGATCCCGAATCGCTTCAGGCGCTCCATCTCTCCGGTGCGAGCAGCCGCGACGGCGAGAACGCCCTCTTCAAGCTCGATGCCAAGGGCTGAGGCGGCATCCCCGGCCGCGCGCAACGCACGCTCCGAGTAGATGCCGTACGCCTCCATCGTCTTCGCGGCCTGCACCACACCCGACAGCTCGTAGGGCGTACGGACAGCGAAGTCGAAGAGGGAGCGCATGCGGTCCTCGGCCATCTCGGCCGAGTCCATGAGCGAGGTGAACTGGACGGTGTACTGCTCGAAGCGGGATGAGGTCTCTACGAACTGACCGACAAACTGAAAGGACCTATCCCACGCGGCGTTGTAGAGATCAAGGGCCTTGGTTCCAAGATCAATGGCAGAGCTGAGTGTAACGACATTGGCTTGGGCTCCGCTGAAGCCCTCCATTCCTGTCGCTTCACCGCGCAGGCGCAGAGTCGCTTGCTTGTCCACTCAGCTCTACTCCTCTTCACCCTCATCGGCCCCGTCGCTCTCTTGGAGCATGCGGTCCTGCACGATGCGCCGCACCTTGCGGATGTAGCGCAACGTCGCAAGACTCTCGCGCGGCCACTTGCCGCTCGGCCCGTCGAACGGAGGCACATGCCAGCGGTCTAGATCGGCCTCCATCTCCAGGTAGCGCGCAACGACCGGATCGTCACGCAGCAACCCTGAGTGGCAGATCCTCTTGCCATCGACGGTTCTCATGTCCGTGAGCCACTGGACCGGGTTCTCTTCCGGCGCCAGTACGATCAAGTGCTCTGCACAGACCCGGACGGGATCCTGCCGCGCCCTGCCAGGTAGAAGGAGAACCCACTCGTGCGTGGGCTCCCCCTCTCTCATCGCACAGAACACGCGCCCCGTGTCGAACCCGCGCTCCTGGCACACTCGGCATTCCCATGGATCTTCCTTCAGCTTCCGGATGGCGTAGTCGCGGGCTCCGGAGAGGTGGAGGAAGAGTCGAGCTTTTTTCGGAGCAGCTCCGCGAGCACGCCATTGCTGATCGCTTCGGCCAACCGCAGACGATCGAACCGCGCGAGATTGTGCAAGTAGACGCGCCGCTCCTTGATGTTCTCGATCGTCTTCCCGTCCGGCCACGCATTCTCGATCATCGTCACATGCTTGGTGAGGTAGTCGGTATCGCTCCCGACCAGCCGGGTCACGCGCTCGATCACGTCCTCGGGGCGGCCGGCGGCCGCTGTGTCGATCGCACGCTTGAGCTGCGCCTGTTGCGCGATGTGCTTCTGATACTCCTCCTCGTGGCTCATCGTGATGTGCCAGACCGTGGGGTTGGTCTTGTCGTGCTCGAGAGTGATCGGGATCACTTCGGTTGGGTCGTGAGACGGGATCATGGCAATTCCCTCCCTAATGGAGTCACTACGCCGTGTAGAACTCTGGCACGGGATCTCCGTCGCCCGTCAGTTGCACCGTCCACCCGGAGGTGTCCGGATCTTCGATGACGAAATCGTAGGTAAACGCGCGGATGCCAGCCACGTCCTTCTTGGTCCGCTTCGTCACCCGGAACGGGAGCCAAATCTTCGGGTCGTAGGTCTCGCTCCCGAGCTGCACCTTCTGGTAGAGAACGTCCCCATCCTCCAGCGAGCCCTTGAGGGCGGAGACCAGCGAGCCACTCTCTGCTCCGGTATCGTAGCAGGAGACGCTCCCGGTCAACTCCCACTCCCCGAGGTAACCTTCGGGCGAGATCCCGCCATCGTTGGGCGATGCTTGCGAGAGATGCCCGTTGTTCTTGGCACTCAGGTTGTACTCGAGGATCTGATACTCGGTTGTCGTCGGCGTGCCGCCCGGGTTGGTGTCGAGGTAGAAGAAGCGGTCAGCCGCGCTGAACGGGTCGTCCGTGTCCTCAACCGCCGTGCCGACCGAGTAGTCAGCGGTCTGCTTCTCGCCCTTCGCCCCCACCCACGTTGCCGCAAGCGAGCAGTAGCCGACCGAGCCCGGCGCCGTCTGCGGCATCTTGATGTCCAACTGCTTCAGGAAGCACGAGAGCCCGCGGTAGTTGTAGGCGTTCGCATCGGTCGAGTCGCGGACGATCAGGGTCCCAAACTCGCTCACGGTCGTCACGGTCGGGATGGTCGCCGTGAAGACGCCTGTCGCGATCGCAATGTTGCCCTGGAACAGCAGCGAGACAAGATCCCGCCAGCAGACCGGCGTGAGCCAGTGCTCGGTCTGATAGTCGAGCAGCGGCGCCGGCGCGGCCACGGTGTCGGTGCTCATCGGGATCGGACTGTTCGCACCGGTGTTCCGGTTCTGCTCCCGCGGCTTGGGAGCGTAGGGCTTGTTTCCGGTCGTCTCCCGCACCCGGACGAAGTTGCCCGTCGCCGCGGTTCCCCACTCCACGGCCTCCTTTTTCCAATAGAAGCCCTGTCGCTCCCAAATCGCGTAATGCTTCATCGGATCTCCCTCCTACAGACTCGGGAAGGCCACTCGACCCCGGATCTCACAGACCCAGTGCAGTGGCTCATCCTGTGTTCCTGACACCTTCTTCTGCTCCGGCTTGCCCGGGCCTTCCAACGAGACCACACTCCCGTAGCCGTCGAGGTCTCGCCTTTCGTCCATCAGGATCGAGCGCACGATTCCGGCGGCGCGCAACGCCCCCTTGGCTGCCTCTTCGGCCCTGTCCCCGAGCTGCTTGACGCCCACAGCAACCGTGAACTCGCGGTCAACTCCCTGCTTCTCGCCCGACTGCTCGGGCCGGCGCTCATCTCCGGTCCTGACGAACACCACCTTGGCCTGCTCCTGCCAGAAGTCGCGACCCTGGAGCCACGCCGTGGCGAAGCCGTCGAGCGAGCACCCATCACCGGCGTACTCCTGGAGGATCTCGTAGAGCACGCACAGCAACTGATCCCCATTGTCACAGGTCGTGTAGTAGCTCATGCGCAGCTTCGCCGTATCGGCCAGCAGCGTGATACCGTACTGACTCCATGCCGGCGGGTCAGCGTCGAAGTTGGGATGCAGCCGCAGCTTGATCTTCCCATCCTCCAGCAGCACGCTGGCCATGCTGGAGACGCCGAGCACCACGCGACCATCGACCGAGAGTTCCGAGCCGAGATTGTGCTGCTGAGAACCGTTGGTGTTGCCCCAGCAGTAGTCGTAGCCCTCATCGATGTCAAACCCACAGGCGTGCGAGATAAGCTTGTAATCGCCGGGGTCCGCGTTGCCAAACGCCGTGATTGTGGCCTCGATCTGCGCCGCAGAGATCGTGACCCCTGACGGCAGCGCGGACGCATCGAAGACAAAGATCCCTCGGTACTCGGTCCAGGCTTCCGCGCTCGCTCCGATGTTGCGCTGCGCCGTCACGCTCACCGGCGGGCTCATGTGAGGGTTCAAGTCGGGAATCATCCACGGCAGAACATAGCCATCGTAGTTCTTGGCCATCGTTCCGCACTCGTCACGAATCGCGCTCAATACCTTCTTCGGCACTGTGTCCTCCTTGCGCTAGTAGTCGCCCCTGTCTGATCGCATCGCGGGGATCTCGATCACCCCATCGATCCGACTTGCGATAAAGCTCGGGTCTTCTTCCTGCTCGCCGGTCGTCTTCAAGTACGGTTCCGCGAGTCGCTCAACTGCGGTCACGGCACCCACTCCGTCAAGCCTACGGCGCTCATCTCCGAGGATCGAACGCAGCGTTGCAGCATGGCCTAGCACGGCCTTGTACGTGTCCTGTCCTCGCTCGCCGATGCCGCTGATCGCAACCTCTACCGAGAAGTTGACGGCGACGCCCATAGAATCGTGTGACTCGGGCATCGACTCCTCGCCGGTCCATGCCGAGAGGATCCGATTGTTCGATGTCCAGAAGTCTGCGCCCTGCAAGTTGCGAGTGGATGTGAAGTTCTCCAGCGCCTGACCGCTGCCCATGTACTCGGAGAGGATCGAGTAGATCGCAGGCAAGATGATCTCGGCCGGGCTGGCGACGTAGGCCCACGTCTCGTTGTGATCGTCGGCGACGGTGGCAGAGAGCCAGGCGCGGATCTCAAGCCCACTCATGTCCGGTGACTCGGTGGCATTCGAGAACGTGATGGTCTTGAGTGTCCCATCGCCGGACTGCTCCACCGCCGTCGCGACAGCCGTTGATGTGTCGATCGGGTCGGCGTTCGCCTCGTCCTGAGTCTTGAAGGCGTAGTAACTCGCCTTGTTGCTGCCAGCGCCCACGCACCGGATCCACAGATCCCGGCGGTTGGCATCGGCCACGCTGCGCAGATCGACAAGATCCACCTTGCCGACTGTCGCATCCGTGAACACCGACTTGTCCTGCCGCAAGTACCTCATGGCTTCTTCTTACCGTCCATCGCGTAGTTGAGGAACCAGTGGCCGAGCCAATTCACGTCCCCCTCGACGAAGCTCACGAACTTGCGCGGCTTCTGCGGCCCGATGAATGCATATCGCCGGAAGATCACCCACTGTCCGCCGACTCGTTTCGCGCCCCACTTCTTGCCCGGCTCCCGGGCCCGCTTCTGCAACGGGATCATGAGCACCTTCGCCGGACTGTGCACGCCGTAGACAACCTTGGTGCTGGCACGGCCACGCTGAAGCGCTCTCCAATACGGAGCTTCGTGGCCGAGCTTGAACGTGAACCGACCCTGCCTGAAGCGGACCATGGCGCCGGACGCATCGAACGTGTACCCCTGCCTCAGCCCACTCTTCGATTGAGACCGGCCATAGAGCACTCTCTTGTGCCCCTTGGCCCGCGCGGTCCATGACGTGTTCGCCGGCCAACGTTTCGAGCCCTTCCCCCACCGGCCGCGGATGATCCCTTCGTTGCGCCACAGGTTCTCCATGCGCGCGCCCATGACGTAGCGCTTGAAGTTGCGACTCATCTCCCCGAAGTCTGCCGAGCGCTGGCCCACCGCCTGGATGTAGCGGGCCATCTCGTCTAGGCCATCGGCCTCCAGCCTGATCCCCTTGCGCGCCGCCATGCATCAGTCGTCCTCATCCGCGCTGCTCTCGCTGTCGCGGAGCGTCGCCTCCTCGCGCCACCGAGTCTCATCCCTGCCCACGTAGGTGGACCTGTCCGGCGTGTATTCTGGCGTGGAGTCGTAGTCCACCGCCCTCCCGGACGATGCCTTGGTCAGACCGTCCACGTCGTTCGGCTGAGTCTTCTTGATGAACTCCAGCTCCTTCATCGCCGACTCTTCGAGCTGCTCGGCCTTCTTCGGCTTCGAGCTGGTGAATCCAGCGATACGCCCCGAGAGGATCCGCGCCGCCGTCAGGTCTGCTGCGATCGTCTTGATGATCGCCGGGATCGTGGTCAGGGGCGTTTCGTACCCGGCGTGTTGCAGCCGCATGTCGATCACCGGATTGATCCAGTTCTCGCAGAACTCTTCGAGATAGTCGTCATTGTCTCCGCCGTCAGACGGCCACTCCTGGTCAATCACCTCATCCACGTCACGGATGAGATCGGCGGTAGTGTATGGATTCGTGGCGGCCACGGCTGAGTCCTCCTACCGATTCGCTGCGATGGTCCCGAGAATGTTGCGCGCGCCGTAGACGCCGACCGCGCCGCCGATGGCTGCGATCACCGTAGCGATCGCCTTGGCCTGCTCGGGATCCACGCCGAATGCGGGCAACACAGTTGGGAGCACGGCCGCGACTGCCGCCGTGATCGCTCCCCAAATCGTCACCGACTTCCGTGCCGGCTTGTCCTTCATGACCTACTCCCCGGTCCAGGTTTCATCGTCACACCCAACGTCGAACCCGCGAAACTGCTCCATGCACGCGCTCCACCGCATGGACCCCTTGTCAGACACCGCGCGAATGTACACCTTCGGTGCCTGGAAGCGGAACGGCCCGAAGTCGAGCCCGTTGCCGCTCGTCAGCCACACGATGTCAAAGCTGTCTTGCATCGCGTTCGATGCGCCGACGTGCCCGAGCGCGTAGGGCACCATGATCGAGTCACATTGAGAGGCGATCAACACGCGGATCGTGTCCGATACGCCGATTGCGGCCCGGTCGTTCCAGAAGTACAGGCCGGTGATAAGATACCCGGACGGGGCTAGCACCGAATCGGCGAGGGAGTCTGCGGTGCCGGCATCGAGATCCCATGAGGTGTTCCCGAACTTGTAGGCCGGGCAGTCCCCGTACTCACCGGACGCAACGTGGTAGCCCGCCACCAGCGCGACCACAACCAGCAGGGCGAAGACGAGTAGACGCTTCATCGGTTCCTCCATAGACTAGGAAAGCGCGCCGCGGTACTCGGACGCTGAGGACTTAGCGGATCTCTGTGCAGTTGGCGCAAAGGGCATTGCTGGCATCTGCTGGAGAGACTCCCTTTCCCGCGGCGCGCGTCCATCGCTTCAGCCCCTATCGGCCGGTTGCGACCCAGTTCTCTTTGCCCGACTTGGCGCAGACTTCCCACGCCTCTCCATCGCCGACGCCGGTGATCGTGATGTAGTTCCACTCGCCCTCGTAGGTCCACGGATCGAGCCCGAAGACCTCCATGTCGAGCGCGATGCTGTAGCTCGAATCACCGACCGCCGCGTTGTGATACGTCCGGACCAGCATCGAATCGACCGTTGGGTGTGCGGCAAATGCGCTATCGTCATCCGTCGCAGCATCCCAAAAGCCGAGCGTGATAGACTGGTCCGCGATCGCAAGAGGCATGACCCGGACTTCCTCGATCGTGTAGCCGCTCGGAGCCGCGAGCGTGCAGCGTGTCACGCTACTCGCCGAGGTCCAAGAACTGCACGCCATGTAGAAGTCCTTGTAGCCGGGCTCCTGGTAGAGCCCCTGCCCCCGTGCCGGTGGCAACGTCTCGAAGATGAGAACGCCGACCACCACCACAACGGCGAGTGAACAGATCAGAAGACGCTTCAGATTCACGCGTCAACCCTCCTTCCGATTGGACCCGGGCGCCCTGGAGCCATCGGCCGGCTTCTCGGCCTTCGGCTCTGGCTCCGGTTCCGTCTCCGGCACCGGCTGCGTGACAACCGGCTCCGTGAAGCGCGCCTTGTTCACTGCCAGGACGATGTATCGGGCTTCGTCCGGCGGGAACTCCTTGCGCTGCTTCTTGTGGTAGATCGTGCCACGGTACTGGTAGCCTTCGACCGTGAACTCGACCTCCACCTTGCCATTCTTCCTAACCTTCCCATCGGTCGCCATTCTGGTCACCTCCTAGCTGACGAGGTTGTACCGGAACGCTCCGGCATCGGCCGCGGTGACCTTCGCGTCGAAGGCAACCTCGGGCTGGATGAACTCGCACTCGGTCCCCTCGTCGGTCCACTTCCGGCTGCGGTCACGCCAGGCGAAGGTGTACCCCGCCGAAGGCGTCAGCAGCGAAGGCGTCGGCGCCACGTACGCGGTCAGCATGTGCTTCCCCCACACGTCGGAGTAGGTGATCGTCGTCTGCCCATCCTTCGTGGTGGTCGTCATGCTCATACCGATCAGCACGCGCTGGATGCCAGGGAACGCCTGGATGAACATCTGCGGCGTGATGATCTTTGGGCCCTGCGCCCCACCGCCGAAGAAGTGGGAGATCAGGACCGGGTTCGACAGCACGCCCTCATACCAGGCTTCGACGCCGAAGACCATGGTGTTGGGCATCCGCCCGATCAGGCCGCGAACGGTGAAGATGTCGGACAGGATGTCGGCAACCGCCGTATTCGTCGATGCGCTCCACAGGCGAGCCGCACCGAGACCGCTCTGATCGGTGTCCGTAGTCCAGACACCCGAGGAGAAGGCCGCGGTTGCCACGAGGTTCTCGGCGTGCTGCATGCGCATCTCATCCGCGTAGGCCCCGAGGCTGTCCTCGAGCGCCAGCTCGGAGTCCGCATTGCTCAGCACGTCGGGATCCAGCGGCACCCGGCCGTGGTAGGTGGTCGTCTTGTAGGTCAGGTCGTCATCGAGAATCGGCGAGATGATCGGCGCGCGCTTGCCGGACTTCTTCGGCTCCAGACGGTTCCGATACCAGTCCTCCTTGCGCCAATGCGGAACCTTCCCGCCGTCCTTCTTGACCGGGATCATCGGGAACAGCATGTCCCAGATGAAGTCGGTCTGCCGCTCGGCGATGCTCACTCCAGGGACATACTGGTCAGTGTGCACGCCAGAGATCGAAAGCTCTGCCATCGTTCAGCTCCCTCCTAGGCGTTGCCCACGCCGACCAGGCTGATGTCCGAGTAGACGATCGGAGCAGTCAGCAGCCGGACGGTAATCAGGCTGTCATCTTCCGTGCAGGCTTCTTCGGCGACGGCCACGGCGTAGGCCGCGTTGACCGCCGTCTTGAGCCGGCCACGATTCGCCGCGGCAGCAGTCGAGTCGATCATCAGATACTCGCCCTTGCTGATCGCGGTCCCCTTCACCTTCGCCGGGATGATCGATCCCGGGCCCCACACCTTGACGGGCTTGCCGGCCGCAGCCCCATCGGGCTCCGCGATGATCCCGCACCACCCGGCTAGCTCCTCGCTCGACCCGGCGCCGACCGGCGAGACCGCGATGGTCCCGCCGCTCTCGTAACAGGCGCACTTGCCGTAGTCGGACGAAGTGAGCGCGGTCGTGCCGCAGAGCGCTACCGGGAGGACGATCTCACGATGAATGTTTGCCATGATACCCATGGGTTAGTCCTCCCCGTCCGGCGGGCCGTTCCGACGCGGGAACGCGGCCTTCCGGTGTTCCTTGACCAGCTCCGGGTGCTTGCGCTCGACGATGCCCAGCGCCTCGCCACGGCTGATCTTGTGCTTCTCCTGCAACTCATCGGCCATCTGGAACACGCGCTCCGTGGCCGAGAGTTTGTCATCATCCTCGTCGTCGCCACCGCCACCGTCGCCGGTGGTCGTGGTCGCCCTGGTCTTCAGCGGCTTGATCGGCGTGCGTCCCTCCGGGTACGTCGCAAGGTACTGGTCGAGTGCCGACCCGCTGGCCGACTGACCGTCACCCATGGCGAACTCGAAGGTCTGCGCATCGTCCATCCGCATGCACAGCTCCTTGAATCCCTTCTCGGATTCCGGCTTGAGATACTGAGGAGCGCCCGGCACCTGGCCGGAGAGGGTCTTCCAGTGGAAGTCGATCTTGCGCGCCTTGAGTGCATCCCGCCCCTTGGCGAGAGCCGTCTCGGCAGTCTTGATCGCCTCCTCCTGCTCCTTCAGCTTCTCAGCCTTCGCCGCGAACTGCCGCTCCTTCTCATCGAAGGCTCTCTCCCTCGCGCGGAGATCGTTCTCGGCGGCAGCCAACTGAGCAGCCTCCATGTCGTTTCCTCCGTTTCCGTTGTTCTGGCCTTGTGGCCGTCCGTCTTGGTGAGCAAGCTCTGTGCGAAGATCGGTTAGCGTGATCGTGTCGCAGTCGGCCTCGAACTCGAACGCGGGGCGCAGCGAAGTCATCGCAGGCATCTCGCCTTCGACGAATGCCACGCCCTTCTGCACGAGTGGGTGGAAGGTGTTTGTCGCCGGTTCCGTAAAGTTGGCGTAGAACTCGGGACTCTGCCTCCCTGCCATACCACTGACGATCGCTTGAAACGCGCTCTCCGGTAGCCGCATCAGATCGGCCACGAGCTTCTCACCCTTCCGCTTGATCTCTCCCATGTAACCAACGAGCTTGCCCTTGATGCCGCTGCGCCGATCCGTGTGCCCAAACTTCACCGTTGGGGCCATGAACTTCCGGATCGACTTATCGGCCGCAAGGATCTGCTGAAACTCCTGCTCCGTGAACGTCATCCCCTCGGGGGGGGTGTTGATCCCGTGCCACGTCCCGATAGCGCAGACCTCGAACTCGTGGATTGTGTAGAGGCCGGTCGCCTCATCGCGTGACGTTTTGTAGGCCATGCTTCCTCCCGGGGTCGCAGCCGCGAAGTCTTTCGATCGCTTCGCCGGCGTGCCGCGAATCGCACGGATCCCCCTGCGGACCTTGATCGGCGCGTAGCCGAACCGTGAGCGCTCGGGGTCGAACTGGCGGAACCGCAGCTCGGTCTCCGTCTCGTGCATCCCGTCCGCCCTGTGCCCGTTCTCCTTGAGCCATGCCCGAGCGCGCTCTTCCGTCCAGGCCGCCCGCTCAAAGACGATCGTTTGCAGGTGTGGCTCTACCGGTGCTTTGCGGTTCACCGTTGGCATCTCACGCCGCCCCCTGCTTCTTGCGCACTGCGGTCCACACCTGGCGGATCCCGCCGAACCCGTCCGCTGGCTCCTCTGTCGGCCAGTCGCCCTTCTTCGTCGGTCGCACGCCGAACTTCTTCGCCACCTGGCGCGTGATCTGGATCAGGTAGCACCGGCAGTTGTTGTGCAGCGGCGGCACGCGGAACACCAGCGCCACGTCTGCCTTCTTCACCGTCCACAGATCGTGATCGTCGCAGATCGCACAGACCCGGCTGTCGCGCTGCGTCGTGAACTGGAGGTACACGACCTCCTCGGTCTCCATCGCGCTCTTCATCATCGCGCGGTTGTACTGCATCACCTTGCCCGTACGCAGCAAGGAATTCTTCACTGGCGTAGACAAGCGTTGAGGCGGGTAGGCTTGCCGCCCTTCGATGTAGCGCTTCCAGCCGTTCGCTCGCGCCTGAAGGCGCTGCCGAACCGCGCGGTCTGCGATCTTCTTCAGGTGCTCTTGATACCACGGCTGCTTGACCTGTCGGGCAAGACGCTTGCGCGCATCGCGTGGTGCCGTCGCCTTCTCCTGCTGATAGCGGAGGTACTTCTCTTTGTCCGCGATTCGGATCCTGCGACCCGCGAACTCCAGGGGCAGTGGCGTCTCTTCCAGGATGCTGCGCACAGACATCCCGAGTTGCAGCGCGAGAAGATTCGCGTCGGGCGCGACCTTCTTTTGCGCTCGCATCGGCAACGTGTTCAGCAAGACCGCCCGACACTTGTCCTCCATCAACCGCAGCAGCTTCTCGGCCTCAATCGCCGCGTGAGTCGCTATCTCCGCCCCGGCCGCCGCCGAGACGACCACCGATCCCCTGTTCTTCTTCTCTGCCTTCGCTGCCGTTGACCGATCACCTACCGCCCGAGACAGACTAACCACATCCCGCCGCGCATCGAAGAGCCCGAAGACGTAGCTCTCAAGATATGTCCTCGCAACCTCCCGATGAACGGCGGATCGACCGGGCAGCCTGAACGCTGCTACTTCTGCGGCCGATCCCCATTTCCTTTTCCCAGGGCGACCATCTCCTCAACGTCACGGGCGATCGACTCGACCGCAACGCCAAGGTTCTCTTGCGCCATCAGCTCGCTGTCATCATCGAGCGCATTGATCGCCTCAAAGTCGATGAGCTGCTCGACCGCAGTCAGCGGCCGATCATTGACCCGCGACTTTCGCTGTGCTGCGCACCCGACGCGACTCTGCGCTCCTGGCTTTGATCCAAAGGTGATCGTTGGCACGGGCTTCAGCCCTCCCTTGTGCACCGCCTCCCACAGCATCTCGGTGTAGGCATGCTGCATCTCCTTGGTCACTCCAGGGACCTGGGGCGGCCCGTCATAGCTCCGCTTACCAGGGATTGTCTCCTCGCCCTCACGCGTCGGGGCAAGCCGAAGCTCCTTGCGAACCCACTCATCGTCCAGCGGGATCCCGATCTCTGCATTGGCGATCTTGAAGACTTGGGCCTTCGCCGCGAGATCCTCCTCGTGGAACGGCTTGAACCGAAACTTCGGCGGGTTGCCAACGCGGAAGTTCCACTGGGTGGTGGGTTCGATGATGTCAGCATTGATCGCATCGGCCAGGTTGTCGCGGTCTACGCTGAGGACCCACTCGAAGGTGTCGCCATGCTTCTCGCCGAGCGCGTAGGCCCCCCCGCCGCTGGCACTGGTATCGGCGATCAGTTCCGGCAACTGCCACGCCCGCGCGATGCCACGATTGCAGCCCTGGATGGCGGACTGGAAGGTGGCTTCCCCGAGATTCTTCCGCTCCAACATCTGCACCTTCCAGCCGGGGCGGATCACGCCGACCAGGCCCTCTCGCAGATTGCGGAGCCACGCCTTCATCAACGCTACGTCATCGCTGTCAGGATCGGCACTCGTCTCGCCGTAGACGATCGGCAGACCGAACCGCTCCAGATCGAGGGCCCACAACTTCCAGGCGCCCTCCTTGATGAAGTAGTAGCGGTAGGCTGCCCGACCCGGCGGCCGGCCGTAGGGGTTGTCGTAGCGAGGATCGTGCACGTGGTAGAACACGGCGTCGCGATCAACCTTGATGTAGCTCGATGATCCGCCGCGCCCGCCCATGACAGAGCTTGAGCGCTTCTGCCAGATCGCTTCCTTGTCCGGGAACTCGCCGTGTTCATCGACGTTGAACTCGATCGAGGTCGGGTCTCTCCATGCGACCCTGTGCAACCCCTGCTTGCCGCTCCAGTCGCCCTCGGTCTCGATCTCCTGGTAGACCTTCTCGCCGACCACCAGGCCCATGCGGAGGATGTCCATCGCATTGATGAGCAGGTTCGTCGTGCTACCCTGCATCCGATCGAGCTGCCGGAGCTGGTAGTCGCGCGCCTTCTGGTCCTCGGGATCGTCGCTCGCCGCCTCGATCTCCCAGCCGGTTGAGATCCCTGCATAGATCCGATAGCGGATGCAGGAAGCGACCATCTCGTCCCGGCGGTCCATCTGCTCGTAGACCTTCAAACCCTTCTTCTTGGCGAGGTCGTCAGGGTTCGGCATCGTGACGCCGTAGCGGGAATAGTCGCCATACATGAGCTCGCCGCCACGGAGCATTTCGGCGAACGGCTTGCGGGCAGAGCGCTGAACCGCATGCTGCATCATGATCCGCATCGGAGCCGGTAGGAATCTCGCGCTCACAGCCAGTCCTCCATATCGAACCCCCGGCCGGCGCGCTCCGGGCTGAAGACTCGCCCTGCCGTTACCACGTCAGCCTCAGTCATTGCAATCGGAGTCTCAATAGAGTCCTCAATCGGGGAGTACCACCAGGCACCGTAGTAGAACGACGTGCCGGGGTGGGAGTACACGTCATGGGCGGGCGTCTCGCTCGTCACGCGGCCCTCTTCGTCGGTCGGCCGGGACCAGTTCTCGAACATCTCGATCCAGAATCGGTTGTGGCCGGCTTCGGCGTCGATTTGGATCCTCGGCACGAGTTGGATCTCGTCACCGACCCGGGCCTCGACGGAGCGGAAGAACTTGTTGGCGTTGTCGATGAGTGTTCCGAGCTCATTGCCGGCGGCCCCGCTTTTCTGGACTTGGATCTTGTATGGATGGTCACCGTTGCTGAGCAGGATGCGCCAGGTCGAAAGATCCTTGTCCGGCAAGCGCGCGTTGAGACTCCAATCATCCCCAATGTCGATCACGCGCGAGTGCACGTACCGGCTGGCGCGCTCCTCGAGTACCTCACGGTAGTGCACCGCCGGCTTCTCTGTCGCCGCGTAGGAGTCGAAGACACGCATCCACTTGACGAGCCGGCCGTTGACCGTGTGCATCGTCACGGGCTGGAAGAGGGTCACCGCCGTCATCGCAACGCCGAAGTCCCACGCGCGGTAGACCGGGAGCCGCTCGATGTAGGGCACCTCCCCGACGTGGATGTCCGCATGGAACGGCCAGAACACGCGGCCGGCGACCGACTCGCTGAAGCTCATGTTCAGCTCGCTGGCGATCTGGGCCGGCGTCATGTCCTCGCACGCTCGCGCGTACCAGCAGCCGCGATGCTTGGAGGGATCGAGGTCGAGCGGGTCGGTGCAGGAGCACCGCCGCTCCGGGTGGCTCCACCAGGGAATGTCGATCTTCCGCCAGTCGTTCTGCCCAAGGTAGACCCGCGGGAATGCTCCCCGCCGGCCCATGGGAGTGCTCACCAGCCAGAATCCGTAGGGGGCCGTGGGGCGAGCAGCCGCAAACGCCGCCTCCGTCCGCGTACCGTGCGCGGCCTCATCCCACCAGAGGTCCTGGTAGCTTCCGGCCGCAGCCTCCCGGGGAGAGCTGCTACCGCCGAGCACTGCGCTCTGCGTCCGGGGATTCCAGATCCTCAGATGGTTGAACTCCAGAGGGTTCCCGCGGCGCTGCCACGCGGGGAGCTGGTCGTAGATGAACTTGATCTTGCCGAAGAGTGACTTCGTGGTCGCGTTCTCCCCGCCGTCATCTACCAGCGCCTCCTTGCGCGAGAGCACAAAGCTCATCCAGTCGCGGCGCCAGAGGGCGTTGTAGAGGCGGGTCGCAGCCCCGAACCAAGTCGCCGTCACCTGCCGCGTCTTGCGGATCACCGCATTGGCTCGGGCTTCGTAGGCATCCCACAGGGGGTCAAAGTAGTCATACTGAGGGAACGGGCGAGACTCGGCCCCGCGCTCGGTCTGCTTCAGCGTCCGCACAAACTCGTGCGTCCAGCCCCGCGCGCCGCCGTCAATCACCAGCCGGACTTGTCTCTCCAGCTCCGCCTGCGTCACGATTGAGCCTCGCAGTCACGGCGTCGCAGAGCGCGCCTAGTTTGGTGTCGCCCTCGTGTCGCATCGTCACCCGGTCCCGGTACTTCTCGGGACGCCCACCGTTGAGCAGGAAGATCAACAGCGTGTCACTGTACTTCAGCTTCGTGCCGACCAGCTCCCCGCCCTGGTAGACCGGCACCTCCGTGCCTTCGAGCGCCCGGCGGAACGCCTCGACCTCCAGCTTGTCCATGGCATCCTGATAGGCGTCCTGCATCGCGGCGGCGAAGGCTTCGTCACGGCCCCGAAGGTTGGTGATCGTCTTGCGGTCCTTCTTCACGGCGGCTGCAGCGTTGCGGATGGTGCCAGTCTCTGAGTAGGCGACCAAGAACCCCTTGGCCCAGACCGGCCAGCTTTTGGAGGCGGAGTGTTGTGGATCTTCACAGTCCATTGAGTACCCCCAAGGCTCTTGTGCCCACCCAAGGGAAGTGCCACTTATCCAAGATGGTGTCAAGAAAAAAGACAGACCCCGGAGCGGGGGTGACTCCGGGGCCCTGGCGGGTTCTGCGAATCGGCGCGCGTCGGCGCGAGTTTCTGTTTCCTGGCTCTCTGAGGGCTCTGAAAGCCTCTCCTAGCATGTAGGCAAGGCTCTACCTACATACTCTGAGCTAGTCTTGGGGCTTCGTGCCATCAACCGGATAGGAACATTCTTAAGGAACGCACCGGGGCCGTGTCAAGGGTTTTTGTAAGAGCCCTCTGCGCATGGACTTGGAAGCCCGGAAAAGTGTGGCGCTGGTGCTACAGTGTCCTAGGTTTTGGAAGTCCTTGTCTTGATGGACCTTGCCCGACCGCCGCGCGTTTTCTTCGCTTCTGGCGCGGGATCGATGATCTCGAAGCGCTCCCGGAGGCGGTTCTGAGGTGCGAGCCCGACGGCCTCGAGCGTCCGCTCCTGTCCCTGACGCTTGAGGATCCTCCAGGCGTGCAGAGCGCAGTAGAAGCGGGCGCGCCCGCCGACGAGGCCGGTCCTGGTGACGAAGACTGGGGGCCGTGTGCAGCGCTTGCCGTAGCGGAAGCCCCTAGTCTTGTTGGGCTTAGCCCCGAAAGTGGGATCGTCATCGTAGACCCACATGCATCGGGCCCCGCGGAGCTCTGCGGGCGTCGCGCGCCTCATGGCCTCGGATGGCATCCCTACCCCCTGGTGTGGAAGAACCCGGCGTGTTCCGGGTACTCCTCGTGGAACTTCCTCGCGTAGTAGGCCGTGAAGTTGTTGTTGAGCTTGAAGTCGACCTCGGTCGTCTCAAGCGCGACATGCCAGCGGATGCGCTCGAAGACCGCCTTGGCCCCGTAGTGCCGGCGGCCCGATCGGATCACCTGGAACGTGAACCGGACGAAGAGGCGCCAGACCTCCGGATTGGCCCGATCGAATTCCAGGAAGGCGAGCTCAAGGCGGGAGCCGAACAGCGTCGCTTGGCTCACGTCACCTCCACGGCCACGCGCTCACCGTCTACCACCTGAATGCACTTTCCCGCCTGTAGTGTGTCGTAGACCTCCTGCCAGTCCGCCACCCGCCAGTGAACTAGCTGGCGATGTCTTTCCCGCACCCGGCGGAACATCTCCATCCCCATGGTGTCCTGGCATCGCGCCAAGTACTCGGCAGCCCGTACGCTGTGGCACCCGCAGTGGCAGGCTACGCACACGGACAGCCCGTTCTCGGGGTCGTAGCGCGTGGCCGTGCTGCACCCCACCGTGAACACATGATGCACCGTCGAGGCGGGTTCGCCGCATAGCCGGCATCGGTTGCCGTCACGGCGGCGCAGCAGCGACCGGAACAGCAAGTCCGCTGCATCCCTCATGCGTGCCACCTTGGTCTTGGGCTTCCGTCTCACTCGAGCCATTCGGCAACCTCGCGGAACGGAGCGACCCACAAGCTGGAGTCGGCCAGTTGTTGCAAGTGGGTGTTGAGCACGTCTAGGGGCACCTGGAACTGGCTCGCCTCCCCCTCGGTCACGCCGTGGAAGTAGCAGACGTACCAGCCGCCGGCGGCGATCACGCTTGAAAGGTTGTCGAGCATCTCGGTCATGTCAAACGGGGCATAGTAGCCGAAGGCTTGGACCAGGTACGGGAGGCCGCTACCATCCGCCCCGCAGCGGGCGTAGCTGTAGTGGTCGGCTACAAGATCGACCACCCACGGCGCGTGTTGATTGCCAGGGTATACTAACGAGACCGGCGTGGCGATGTTCTCCGAGATGAGATCCTTCGACCGCTTCAGCTCGTCGATGACATCGGCCTCGGGGATGTAGGGCAGATAACGGTGCGTGTGGGTGTGGGAAGCGATCTCGTGCCCGGCCTTGTGCAGCTTGGCCCACGGTGTCCAGTCTTCTACGGGAGCGGTGTTGAGCGAGAAGGTGCCGCGAAAGCCGAACGCTTCGAGAGCTGGGGCGGCTAGCTCGTAGGAGCTTGGCCGGTAGTCGTCGAAGAACACTGTGGCCGCAGCGGGTGCCCCGCCGGGCCACACTGTCTTGCTCGCGCCCAAGTGACCGCCCAAGACTTCCGGTGTGGTTGACCGAACCCCGCAGCCGCAGCAGAGCAGCAGGGCTGTCGCTAGTCCGCCAATGAACTGTCTTCGTTGCATGTCTTCCTCCAAACGTCGAACTCGTGAGGATCGAAGCCAGGCGACGGCATGAATAGCCAATCGCCGTCCGGGTCGATCTTTCGCCAACTCAGTAGCTTGCGCAGGTCGCGCTCGAACGCTTCAAGGTCGAAGTGCTCGCCGGCGGGCCGCACAACAGCCAGCCTCTCGATGCGGTCGCAGAGCAGTTTGTCAACCCGGTGGGTGCAGGACCAACGATGCCCGACCGGGATCCCGTCAAGCTCGCCACCGATGACGTGACCGAAGCCGAGCGTTATTGACAGGCTGTCCTCAGCGACAAGCTCACCCACGATCACCTGCTCACCGTGCACTACCATCCTCATCTCTGGATCCCGCGCCTCGGCAGGCACAGCCAAGATCAGCAGGACGGCGGCTAGTGCTTCTCTTCGCATGTCTCCTCCGGTAGGTAGACGGTG